TGCTGGTGATATGGAAAGTAGTGTGACTAAATATTCTAATGAGATTACAACTTGGAGTACAAGTGGCTATAATGATATTGCTTTAAATGCACAGGCTTTAGCTGACATGAAAAATGATAGCACAGTTTACATAGCATTATTAAATTTCGACTATGATTTAAAAGATGTAGAGCCAACAGGAACTTCAGGTAGAAATGGACTTTATTATATAAATTATACAGGAACAAGCAGAGATCCATACGTTGATTATACTTTAGCAGCAGTTGCAACAACAGATAATGCAATATTTTTTGGGACAAATTTTTAAGGAGAATAAATGGCATTAACAAATAAAACAATAGCAAGCACTTATGGAGATATATTACAGGCTGATAATGGTGGCTCAGGCAGAACTGCAAATGGCACAAGTATTAAAGATGGCTTAGGTCAATCTACTGCTTTGACATTAGGACAGAATAAACTTCATGTAAAACCTTCTTCAGACCAAACAGATGCAGTTTTAATAGAAACATCAGGTGGAACAGATTTATTAGCTGTAGATACAACTAATAGTGCAGTAAAACTAGGAACTACTCAAAGTTATGCAAATACTCAAATCCAAAAGTTTGGAGTCTTTGATTTACAGCCAACAGCAGATACACATCATGCTATGTATTCTGATGCTATGATTACTTCAGTCTCAGGCACTATAGATTTTGGAACAGGAACAGATCCTGCTACCACATACAGCTTAAGTTCATCAGAGGCAAATGCAGCAGCTTTAACTCTTGCAATATGGTATGTTCCTGCAGCTATAACAATAGATGAAGTTAGAGCTATAGGAAGTGGAGAGGCTGCTGATACTATTAATTTTCATTTATTTTCATATACTATAGCAAGTGGAACAGGAAGTGATGCAGGGGATCTGTCTAGTGGAACATTACTTGCACACAATGGAAGCACTTTGGCAACAGGCCCTGACAGAGTAACAACAACAACATTAACAATAGACTCAGCAAATGTAGCAGCAGATAAGGTGGTTATAGCAACTATAGAAAATGTGGGGGCAACGACAGATCTGACAGCCCAATTAATCGTAAAATATCATTATCAGTAAGGAGATAAAATGGCTCAATATACAAAAGAGATAAAATTAAGTACAGGAAAAGGACTAGACTACACTAAAACCATCACAGGCAATTATAATGTGGTCTTTGACAAAGTTATTAAGGTAGATAATTCTAATGCAGGAATAGATTTAGTTAATTATGGAACAAGTGTGGCTAATGACACAATGACTGCACCTAAAGCAATATTAGTAGAAAATACTGGAGCTGTAGGATGTGAGCTACTTATAAGCACAGCAGAATGGACTACTGATGCAGACAACACAGCAGATTCAATGAGTGATGCAACCCATTATTTAGCAATGCTATTGCCTGCTGGTGAGTGTGTTTATCTTCCTAACAATAGACTTGTTGGAACATCAGGAGCAGTTGGTGGTGGTATGGGTGTTTTAGTTGATAATGCAGTACCTGATTCTAATGAATATACTGATAGTGGTGCAGATGTAGATACTGCAACAGATGGAGCAATAGCTTCAGGAACAACAACAACTACACTTTATTTAGAAGATGGACATAGTAAATTTTTTAAAGTTGGAGATTTAATAAGGCTAGAGAATGAAATTTGTGAAGTAACTGCTGTGGGAACTGGTGCAGATTTAGCTAATAGTACTTGCACAATTAAGAGAGGATTGTTTGGATCAACAGCAGCAACCCATGCTGATGATGTAGCAGTTAGATTTCCTTTCTTTAATATGCACCATGACTTTGACGATACTTCTTATAATGGTGGTGGTAATGGTAGTGCTACAGTAGTTAAAACAAATGGTTCAGGATTGTTTCATGCAAAAAACTTTTTTGGATATGCTAGAACTGCTGATACTGTATGTGATGGACTGGTAGCAGGATCATGTTCTGTAAAGTTCTATGAGCATGGCTATCAAGAGTTTGGATTATCAGGTATAAACTCAAGCACAAAAACAGGCCTTGCAACATCAACCACTTATACTTTATCACTTAAAATATCAGGAGGGTCAGCAGATGATGTAGCTTTTACAACTGATTCAAGTGATGTGACTTTTGGTAATGTGGTTGGCTTAATCCAATCTGCAATAAATGATAAATTTACAGCAGGAACTAATCTAAAGAATAAAAAAGCTACAATAGCTATTGTTAATGGAGATATAAGAATAACTGATAGCTCAAGGCTTTCTACAGGGGCAATACTAATGGCAGCACCAAGCTCAGGCACTACACCTTTTGGAGTTGGTATTATCCCTGCTGTAGGTGTGCTTGAGGCACCAGTTGCAGCAAAGCTTCCTGATGACACAGTAAGAGACTCAGTTACTTATGCAGAAACAAAGAATACATCAGCTTTTTTACTTGATGATGGAAAAGGAAATTTAAGAGGAGCAGGTGGTGTTGGTAGTATTAATTATGAAACAGGAGAAATTAAGTTAAACGCATACTCAAATGCAGAATTTGTTGTTAGTGCTAATACAAAGGCAGCACATTCAGGAGGCATGGAAGATGCAGCTACTACAATTAATGGAATGGTTACTTTAGAGGCAAGATCTTGCAACTCTAAAGCAGATACAGAAATAAGGGTAATAAGTTTAGGATAATAGTAGAGTGGAGCAGATTTTTGATATAATAATTGGGGTTGTTGTTCAAGTTTTTGCTCCACCCTACACTTTAAAAAAAGAGGTAAATAATGGCAGTTACTAGCTTTAGCTATGCAGGAATATCAGACTTAAGTAATTACTTTAGTAAGGCAGGAGATTTTGACAACAAGGTTCAAATATTTCCAACTCTAACATCAGGAAATCTACATTTGTTTAGAGATTCTGGATATGTGGAGACTCTTTTTATTAATGGCGAAGAACAAGCAGCAGCACAAGGAACAAGTGGTGCTGTAGATACTAATGGTGAATGGTTTTATAATAGTGCAACAAATCAAGTAGAATATTACAACAGCAACTATTCATCAACTACAATACACAACCAAATATTTGAAGCAGGTAAAGATTTCACAGACTTTCTAAATCAACAATTAGTCAATGCTAGCATGGAGCTTAACAACTTGCTTGATGCTAGATACCCAACGCCTTTACCTAAAAACACACAAATATCAGAAGCTGCTGCAAGTGGTTTAACATCAGAATATGATGCCATAATTATAAAAGCTACCTGCTATATATGTGCTAGCAATTTAATTAGAAGTAAAGATCCAACAAGTGAAGAAGCAGATTATTATTATAACTTAGTAACCAATGCAGAAGGAACAGGGATAACTGACAGGCTAAACAAAGGTGAATGGAAATTATCTTTTGAAGTAGATGACAAGGATTCTCAAGGCTCTATTAGAAAAATAACACAATCAGGAACGATGCAGCTTGTTGAGACAGCAGGTCAGTATTATGGAGAGCCTTATGATGTACTTAGGATAACTTGTACTACAGCAGGTGCTTATGGAACAGCTAAGGTTAAAGTGGAATATTATGGGAATGACAAACTGTTTGGCAGCGAATCAACAGATAATATAGTGACTGGAGGTTTAGATAACTGGTCAGGTTTAGGTGGAGTTAGAGTTAGATTTCAGGGAGCTTCTATGTCAGAAGATGACCAATGGGAAGTAGAAGTGGCTTCAGAACAAAGAAGAATATCAAATGCCTCTACAGGAACAATAAGTTTAAGTAGAAAAGGAAAAATACTATAAATGGCAGTTACTTACACAAATAATTTTAATAATATTATGGACAAGTTGATGGAAACTATAAAGACAGAAATGCCTGTACCAGTACAGAAAACAACCACAGCTCAGCCATTATTAAAAGCAAATGAGTCTATAAGGTTAATACCTAATGGATCAAGTTTAGTAGAATATGCTTCACACATGGAGCAAAGAGAATACAGCATAACAATACAATATGTATTTACTGACAGGAGAGAAAATCACAACTTTTTAGACCATGTTATGAATAATTGCTCTAGATTAGAAGCACTTATACATGATAACCTAACATTAACGCTAACTGATTCAACTACAGCATTTGATCTAAGAATGAATGATATGGAATTAGATGCAGAGATTGAAGAAGAAGGTTTTTTTGTGGCAGAGTATGATTTTAGCTGTCAGCATATTGGCAATCAAGGCTAGAGGTATAAAATGAAAATAAAAGCAAAAGTAGAAAAATTTGTAAATTTTAATGCTATGAATGTTCCATGCACAGGCTTAGAATTTAAACAATTAAGAGATGGTAAAACTATTGAAGTTTCTAATGAAGTAGCTGATAAATTATTAGCTAAAGGAATAGTTGAAAAAGTAAGTAATGAAAAATCTAAAAAAAGTAAGGAGAATAAATAATGGCAATAGACCAAACAGTTATTCCTATAAGTAATGTAAAATTAGGTATAAAGCAAGAAACTACCTTTGGAACTTTGCTTGATAGTGATGGCACAAATACACAAGCATTTAGGCAATTACCTATAGTTCAGGTAACAAAACCTACGTTTAATATTACTAGGGAATCAAGATTATTATCAGGCAGAGGTCTTGTAAAAAATGCAGCAGATACTGTAATAACTAATAAAAATGGAACAGTTACTTGTCCATTTGATTTTCTAGCAACACCTGAGTTGTTATTAGAGCATCTAGCTATGGTAACTAATACCTATGCTGCTCCAGGATCTAATAAGTATGTTGTAGAAATAGATGATACAAACAATGCTTCAAGTATAGGTGGTGATATATCTGGTGGTGTTCCACATACAGTAAATCTAGCTTATTGGCCTGCTGCCTCACAAGGCATAACAATTCCAGGCTGCACAGTATCTGATCTGAATTTGTCTTGTGATTATGGTTCAGATGGTGGAAATTTGAGAATGAGTGGGAACTACTACTCAGGATTCTCTAATATATTTTCATCTTCAGGGACTGGTTGCTTATTAGAAGATAACTACACAGGAACTTGGGAAGAGCCTGATGCAGGTGAGTTTTTTAATATTGGAAATCTTGGTGCTAAATCACTTGAAATTGATGGTGCTTCGCAAGATATTATATTAAAATCATTTAATTTAAATATAGCTAATGGTGTTAATAGAGTTGGCTCTAATTCTAAAGGTGGTGCTGAGGCTTATGCCTTCCCTGAGTATGTAGCTACAGGAAACATTGTAGTTAAATATGATGGAGAAGCAGGATTATCTGCTGATGAGAATGTTGTTCAATCATTTATTGATGGGCAAACTTGCCTCTTGACATTACAGTTTGGAGATGCAACGCCATCAAGTACAGGTGAAATGATTATTTTAGCAGAAGTTCAATTTACAGGTGATCCTACTCAAGATATCAGTGAGAATGGTATCTTTTGGAACATTCCTTTTGAGTGTGTCCAGAATGGTAATGATGAAGCACTAGAGATATCTTTGTTTAGTGATACTGCATTAGGCTCAATGTAATATTAGGGAAACTTAATCTAGTTTAGTATATTAAGCATACTAAATGGAGATTAAATATGTCAAAGAATGCTAAGATAAAAGGTGAGAATGTTAAGGAATTAACATTTGAAGTAAAGGATTTAAACCTTGATGAAAGGATTGAATTTAACAACATTATTATTAAAAGTGGTGGAATAAGTACACTATCTTGGGGAGATTGGGTTAATTTAGTTAGAATTGCAACTACATTAACTGATGAGCAGATTAATGAATATACAGACCAAGAAGTTATAGCTATAGCCACAGAATGCTATGGGGTTGTTAATAAAAAAAAATTGAAGAAATAACATTAAGACTTAATGTTTGGTTTGCAGTTAAAAAACCATCTTCAACAATATTAAAAGAATTTCCTTACAAGGCATTAAATCCTGTTACTCAAAAAACAGTAACTATAGAAAACAAGAAACAAATATATGAGATATTAATGCAATGTAATCAAGAAGCAGTAGAGAGAGGATTTGACGTAGGAGAAGCCCTATATACTCAGTTGTTTTTCTTTGCAGATGCTGAACATTTATATGATTCAGATGCTCAAAATCTTATTAAAAAATATGTTTTCTGTGACACCTTTAATTGCCCACCCTATCCAAGCTTAAAAGAAACACCTGCTGAATTAGTAGATAATTTTTTATTAATTAAACAAGAAATAGCAAAAGCTAGTAAGGAATAATATGTCAAAAACATTTACATCAAGAATTAAGATAGCATTGACAGGTGCAGGAAAGGCATCAAAGAAGACTAGCAAGTTATCTAAGGGAATGGACAATCTAGCCAAATCTGCATTGAGAGCAGGTGCAGGCTTCTTTGCAGCTAGAGGGATCATAAATGCACTTAAAAAATCTGTAGAACTTTCAACACAGCAAATAGCTCTATCAAAAGGCTTCGATGCCTTAACTAGCAAAATGGGAATGTCATCAGCAGCAATGAACAAGTTAAAAGCTGCAACTGATGGAACTGTTAATAGCATAGATCTGATGAAAGCAGCTAACCAAGCTATGACATTAGGAGTGGTAGATTCTGAAGAAGGTATGGCAAAGCTTTTTGATACAGCACAGAGACTGGGAAAGTCTTTAGGTGTTGACACAGTAGGTGCGATAGAGTCACTTGTTACTGGTATGGGTAGGCAGTCTATACTTATGCTGGATAACTTGGGTATTATTGTTGATACTAAAAAAGCCCAAGAAGATTACGCTGAATCAATAGGGAAAACAGCAAAAAATTTAACAGACCAAGAAAAAAAGATTGCTTTTAATACTGCAGCTTTAGGAGCAGCAGAGGAAAAAGTAAAAGATTTGGGAGATGAACAGTTAGATGTAGGAGATAGCCTCCAGCAGTCTTGGGTTAAAATAGAAGAAGCAATGGCAAACATAGGGACTAAAGTTGTTCCTGCACTTGCAGACGTAGCAACCTTTGCCTCTAATGCACTAGAAGACCTGCAAGGATTATGGGACTGGGCTACAGGAGCTACGCCTGATAGTGACAAGTTATTACAGATGATGAAAGATGCAGGAATGGAGACAGAAGAATATTCAGCAACACTTAAAAAGCTAGAACTTCTTGAGCAACAGGCAGTAGTAAATGACCTAAAGAGAACAACTCAAATCAAAGACAAGGCAGAAGCTGAGGACATGTTGATAAAAGCCCAAGAAAAAAAGATAGAGATTATTGATGCTGCTGTTGAAGGTACTACAGTAATGGCAAAACTTGAGGCAGAAATGTCTAAAGAGACTGAAAAATTTAATAAATTGGCAGCAGAAAGAGCAGCAATACTGGCAAAACTTCAGGGAGACCCATTGAGTACAACCCTTGTGGACAGCGACGAACTTCATGCCATAAATAAAGAGATATTTAAAACAGAAAAAAGAATTCTCTCTTTTCAAGAGTCCTATGATAAAATTGAGAAAGGACTTCAAATGTCTACGCCCCTTATTGGTGATGCTGATGATTTTATTGAAGAAGTGGTAGCATATATAGCTGAACTGCAAAAGCTAAAAAAAATAGAAGAAGAACTACTTGAGTTAGAAAAAGAAAAAGTTGCCAATCAAGATGGGGTAAAGAAAAAAAATAAAGAGGACATCACAGCCACAAAATTAAAACTAGATGGAATGAAAGAACTAAATAAAGAAACAGTAAATGCAGCAATGGCAATAGGGGCAGCACAGCAAGATGCAGCTAAGGCAGCAGGAGCAGCAGCATCAGCATTTGTAATGGCAGAGCTGCAAAAAGCAATAGCCCTATATATTACAGATGCTTTTGCCAAGTTTGGAATATTTGGAGGAATTTTAGGGGCAGCAGCAGGTGGTGTAGTTGGAAATGTCTTTTCAAGAACAATACAGGGTGCAGAAAAAACATTTGCAGCAGAGGGTTTTGATGGTATAGTTACAGAGCCTACTTTAATTGTAGCAGGTGAGGCAGGCCCTGAGTATGTTGATATAGAGCCTACTACTAATGAAGGTGCAAAAAGAGGTGGATCTACTATTGTTTTTCAGGGGAATGTTATGAGTCAAGATTTTATAGAAGATGAGGCAATTCCAATGATAAGAGAGGCATTAAGAAAAGGTGGAGATATAGGCATAGGATAATGATAGAGATTCCTCAAAAATTTAAAAATGATATAGAAGGCAAGACCTTTAGCCTTGTTCCATTAATTATTATAGATGATAGACTTTATTTATCTACTATGAAGGTTAAGCTTGAAAATACGTATATCCCTCTAATTAAAAAAATAGGCAGTATTAATCAGAGCATAGATATGAAGAATAAAAATTTTAAAATATCTAATCTATCTGTAAACTGTTACACTTCTGAATATAATAATCAAACTTTATCTGACCAGCTATTTTCACCTTCTGTTATTAACAAAAAAATAGAGATATATTATATGACACCATCAGCAGAAAGCATTGAAGACTGCTTGAAGGTTTATATGGGGACTTTAAAAGAAATAAAAGAAAACTCAAGTGATCTTACAATTTATGCTGAGGATGAAACAGAAAAAACAATGAACAAAGATTTGCCTATAGAATATGTAAGAGATGATGTTGAGGTTCCTGATAAATACAAAAACAAGAGAGTTCCTATGGTGTATGGTTTTGTAGAAAATGCACCTTGTGTCTATTATAATGTATATGAGTCAGCAATACAAAATGGAAGCACTAAATATTCTATAACTCCTGATAGTTTTGCTATTCAATCAGTAGAAGGCCCAAAAGTTTTTGAAAATGATATATATATTCCTATAAGTGAAACATCCCTTACTTATGCTCAGTTCGCATCAGAAACCCTATATTCATCATCTCTACAGGATCAATACTATATACTATCAAGCATGATATTAGTTGACAAGCAATTAAGAGTAAAAGATGGACAAGACTCAGAGCAAGGGCCTTCTAACACAACAAATCTTGATGCTAGTCCTATAGCATATAACATGGTGGCAGTTACACAGGATTCTGATGTTGTTTTTTTAGGAGGAAATTATGATTTGCACTATGAGGGAAATAAAAAAAGTGCAAATGTGCAGATGTTTAAAGATGTTGCAGGGGAGATACCTTCTAAAGAAGTTAATGGATCATATTTAGATGTTAAGGATTTTGGTGAAATACCTGAAGAAGTTGCCAATCCTGAATATTGGCTATTTGGCCCACAGAATCAGCTTGCAGATCTTTGGGGCTATACTAATATTTATGGAGAAACTGTTTTAAATTTTGAAGCCTCTCCATTTGCATCAGAAAATAAAATAGTTAAAACACTTCCTACTGGAAATGGTGAAAAGACTGTTGGTGGATGGGTTAGTTTATTGTATAATCTGGAGGCAGAGGTTTTGGATCTTTATGGAGCCACTCCTCCTCATAGTCAGCTCCCTCATTTATATTTTAGGTGGGGTGATGTAGGTGCAGATCTTTGGAGTGTGCATACTGCTCATGATATGGGTGGAGGAATATTAAGGAAAAGCAACAGCACTCAGGCTCAGCTTACAAATGTAATTTCTAATAGGGTTTTCAGTATAGGCCAGAGAAAATTAGATTCAGATGGTGACTGGGTTTTAGAGCAAGACCAAAAAGATGGATTTAAGTATTTAAAAACAGTAAGCCTAAAAATTAGAAGACAAGCTATATTAAAAGACTTTATCAGCTATGATATATATGCAGATGTTTTTGGTAGAGTTGATAATGTTTCTGGAACTTATACAGGAACACCTCAGCTAACATCAGAGCAAAGGCAGGACTATTATAATGGAAGATCCTATGTTGCAATGGAGACAACAGGAAGGCCTGCAAGAAGACAGGTTGCTACTGCTGTAAAGCCTCCAAAAAAACCAATGCTAAGAAAACAAAAAACAGAAACTAGGAGTAAATACTAATGGCCAGTTTAATATGGGAAGCTCCTGCTGCTGTCTCTCCAGGATATAATTTAAAATTCAAAGTTAAAATGAGTGATGGCTCTAATATGATTGATTCAGATGAGGGTGTGGATCTTATAAATATAGTAAATTCTCAGGATTTTAATAGCATATCTTTAGGACAAGGTGGAAACTTAAGCTATTCATTAGGGTTGGGATATATAGATTATAATTATGATGAGATGTGGTCTGCTGCTGAAGAATTTTATGCAAATGTAAGTTATAATGCAAATAGGTTTGCAAGTCTAGGATCAGGAATGGGTCTAGTTAGTGGTTATGGATTTAATAATATCCCTTTTTCAGGCAACTTATCATCAGTTGAAATTAGTGCAATATATTGGGAGACAACCAACTATAGCTGCATAGTAGAACTACAGGTTGTTGGTGAAGAAGATGAATGGGGAGATGAAGTTAGAGCATATACTCATTCTGCCCAAGATTCCTTTTTGCAAGACACAGGACTTAGCTTAAACCCTGATGCACAGCTATCAGGTCATGAATATGGCTTAGGAAATTATGGTGTCCCAAAAGAATGGGTAGATGATCTTAATATATTGGTAGGATTTGTCTTTACTATTAATGGAGATAGTGGTGCTAAGGATATTTTCCCTGTTAACAGGTCTACTGTAGATAGTGCAATATCAGATGGAAGAATTGCCTACAACTCACAAACCCTTCCTTTTGCTCCTGTTAAGTTTAATGCAGAAGGCATATATGATTATACTGTTAGTATTCTTAATGTTAATGTTCCTGATTTTATCCCTGAAGCACAATCTAGGCCTATTTTACTGCAATTAAAGTCTCAAGACTATAATGGTGGAATAAAAGTTTATTTAGTAGATAGTGAAAGCATATCAGAAGTCAATGAGGCCATTGGAGAGGATTTGCTGGATTGGTATGGTGAGATAACTGAAGATGTTGTTGCTCAGTATGGAACCTTAGATTATGATGGTGAAAAAATTATATCAGATAGTATATCTGTAGGAGAGACTAAGGATTATCAAATAACTTATACCTCAAGTAGTGTTGATGCAGGGCAGACAGACAATATGTCTATCTTTATTAAGTTTGATGATCCTGATTTTGAAGCTTATGGAGATGAGCAGGTAGGTGCAGAGAATCAATGGCTTGCAACTCCATTGAGTTCACATTTTTCATATACAGATAATATTGAAATAGATATTGTAGATGTTCAAGAAGAATACATAGAAGCTTACAATCCATCAGACAACTTAATAACACAGCCAGCAGACATAGTACATCATATATTTGGTGAGGAGCTAGGTTTTGATAAAAACAAAATAGATACTTTTTCTAAGTCACAGTCTTGGGATCAGCACACAAATTATGAGATGGCTTTTTCTGTTAATAAAAGAATAGCTGCTAAAAAACTAATGCAGGAAATATCTCAATCATGCAAATCAATTCCTATTCTTTCTGAGGGAAATCTTAAGTTTATAACTGTAAAAAGCTCTTATAATGGAACTGAGGAAATGCAGACCATAAAGGCAGATGATGTTCTTAATTATTCATTTTCAAGAACTCCTTTAGAAGATATAGTTACTAAGGTAGAGGTTAAATATAAAAAAGATTATGGCCTTGATACATATTTAAAGTCTCATATAGTAGAAGCCACCTTGCCTACTTATTTTCATAATGGTGGAGTGGAAGAAAACTACAGAGAAGATAATTATTATGGGGTAAAGGAAATAAGTGGAGAGTCTAAAATTGACCACATAAATAGCTTTTTAGATTTTGAATGTGACTATATAACAGATGATAATTCAGCATCACAGTTAGCTAGATATTTGTTATACTGGAATCTCAATCAACACACCATAGCAAATCTAACCCTGCCATTAAACTATTATGCTTTACAGGTTGGAGACCTGATTGAGTTTGATAAGATGCTGCTAGGTAAAAAGGTTTATGGTGAAAAATATGTATTAGGAGAGGAAGATGATATGCCTATTAGAGCAGGGCAGTATATATTGCCATTGTTTATGGTCACAGAAACTAAAAAGAGCTTAAACTCTATAAAAATAAAGGTTATACAATTACACCACATGGCTGAAAGCCCCCTTCTCTATAAGGGAAAGAATTATTTGTTTTTAGACTTGCTAGGGTTAGAGCAAATAGGTGATGGAGACTTTAATCAAGATGGGTTTACAGACATATTAGATCTTGTGCAAATTATCAACAAAATTGTTTCAGGGGAGGCGTTTAGTAGTCAGGAATTTAATGCATCAGACATAAACTTTGATGGATCTGTTAATGTGCTTGATGCTATACAATTAGTTAACCAAATAATAGATGAATAATGGATAAAATAAATAGATTAGAAAAACCAGTAGCAACAGAGGGGACAATTAAATATGGAGATGGAAATGTATATTTTGAAACCAATGGAGAGGTTGCTGCTTTTGAGATTGATTATATAGGCCTAATTAAAGGCATTAAGAAGCTAGGGGATGGCTGGACAATCAAGATAGGAAAAACAAAGATTGTTATATATAGCATGGCTCAATCAGAGTTGTCTGAGTTGCTTTTTACTTATGTAGGAGAACTAGAGATAACTAATTGCAAATATGTTACATGGCATATAGCTACCCAGCAAGCTAATATTGTTAATATATCAAATCACTCTTGGGGATCTAATTATGGCCAATGGGCTTACGATGCAAGAAGGCCTGAAGAAGTGGTAGATAAAACAATTATAGGAAGAAAGGTAAAAAAATCAAGTATTTAGGAGAAAATAATGGCTAAAAGAACCATAGGCAAACCAATGTTTTATGCAGATGTGCTGCAATATATAAAAGCAATAGGAAAATATCAGGGAAGCGATGAGCCTGAGTTATTTAATTTTGACCCAACTAATGATAAAGAGTATACTTTTGCTTCCTCTGAAGACAGCGACTCTAAGTTTGCAACTTTTACAACAACAGATCAAGAGGGGGCAGGAGGTGCTTTAGCACAGCTAATAGAAGAAGGATCAAACATTTATTCAGGTTTTATTGGGCATGACGTATCATATTATAATACTGATGGATATCTTAGGCTTGGCGTTAAGGCTTTGAGAGACACAGGTGCTTATGCAGGGCTGCAATTCTCAAGCATAAAAGCTATAAATTATACTTCAGCAGGAGCACTTCTAGGCACAATTACAAAGAAAGGATATAGCATCTGGAGATCTTCTAGTGGATTTAATGCACCAATATCAGGCAACGAATTAAACCTTTATTATAATACTGTAAATACTAATGGAGGTGAACTTAAGCACAATTTAGGAGCCTTTACTTTTGGCAAATATTATCAGCCTGAGCATTCTTTTGAATTGCAGGCAACAATTTCTGACCAATATGAGGGAATAAAAACACAAAACACAATAGGTGGTCACACTATAACAAATATAAACCATTTAGGGCAACCAAACTGGGGAAATGGACTTCCTGCTTGGACTATAGCACATGATGGTTCTCCTGATTATGACTATGATGTTGGTGGCAGAAGGGGCAGAAGGCAATGGAGTGTGGGGCTTAGCTATTTAGATGATGATAAGATTTTCCACAAACATACCAACCATAACCAGTTCTTTGACAATGATTTTAATGACCTTGACTATGCAACTGATTATGTGCTAGATGATACTCTTGCTGGCTTTTTTAAGCTTACTTTAAATGGGCAGATCCCTTTTATTTTTACACCTGATGCAAGCCTCAGCAATCCAGAACTTGCAATATGTAGAATTACAAACAAACCCTCCTTCAAACAGGTTGCCAATAACCTGTTTTCAACCTCCCTTGTCATAACAGAGACATGGTAAACTAACATACAATCGCACAACAATTAAGGCTCTTTTTAGGGCCTTTTTTGTTACTACATATATATTTATTATATTTATTTCTCCTCGATAAACTAAAAAAAATATAAAAAAGTTAGCGATTTTCCTTGACATTAATACTCTAAAAGTGTTAATATATAGGAGGTTAAGGGAAACAAAGGAGATTAAAATGAATAATATAGATATGAATATACTAAATATAAGCAGAGTTTTTGATGGAACTATTGGTCAAAATGTTAGCATAGTAAGACATAGTGATGGTAGTATTGACATTGTAGATAATGATAGAAGGTGTGTAATTATTAGAATGTCTGCTGATATGGTAAATGCAATAACTAATAGTTAAATAAATAAGGTTAAGGAAAATAGGTTAAGGGAAACAAAGGAGATTAAAATGAAATTTTTAAAACAAAATATATCAACTAGCAGTTATTATACTATTAATGGATTAACTTTAAATAGTGCTGTTTATGATAGAGCAAAAGTAGATGTTAGTGTGATTAATATTATGAAAGAAGAAATGGGTTTTACAAAGCATTCTTCAATATATGATATAGCTATGGATTCATTTTGTGGATTAGGTTATTCAGATATAGACCATGAAAAATTCTTAAAAGAGGTTGAGGTTTTATTTGAAAGAGATTTAGAGTATAAAGAAGTTATAGATTATGCTCAGGCTTTAAATGATTATCAAGAATGAATAAACTTGTTTGGTGCATACAAGGTAGAGGAACAGCTTAAGGTGATACCATTCCAATACAAAATGCACCAAGAATTTAGGTTAAGTAAATAAAAATAAAATGGAGATTAAAAATGGTAGAAATTAATAGAGAGTTTAATAATATTTATACAGGTGCTAAAATTACTGTTTTAAAGTCATTTTGGTATAATGGTGAGGGTTGGTATAAAACCAAAGAATTTGGTAATATCCCTGATGTTTTTGAGATTACATATAATTTAAAAATAAATGGGGAGAAGTAGAATGAGTGAGATAATTTTTGATTTAATATATACAATAGATAGCTTTATTACTGGAGTTCTTAAAGTGTGTGCTATAATAGTTATATTAAGGATTCTAAAAAATAAAAAAGGAGTAATGAAATGCTTGCCAAAATAGAGAGATATATAGAGAGATATTTTCCAATATTTTTTATGGTTAGTATGTTTTATTTGATTATATTATTAGTATTGGAGAACATAAAATGAGTGATTATTACATTAAGATTGATGAGCATACCCCTATGCTTTTCAAGGGTTTGGTTAAATACAGCCCATACAAGCAGAAATACTTTGCAGAACAGTTAGGAATCAATCCTAGCAATCTATCTGCATACCTCAATGGAAAAAAGAAGATGTCTAGAGAGTTAGCTGATGCTTTACTAGAGCTCTTGGGGTTCAATCCACAGAATCCATACATCCACATAACAAATAAAATTAAATTAATAAATAAATAGGAGAAGATAAAATGCCAGTAAAAATACATGGGAAGGAATACACAACTTGTGCAGAAAGATTAGCAACTTTTCACAATAGATTTAAAGACCAAACTAAATCAATATTAACAGAGATTATTCAATTCAAAGATGGAATAGTAGTGGTTAAGGCAGTAGTAAAGGTTGGTGAGGAAGTTTATGTTGGACATGCTTATGAAGAAATAGGTTCAACACAGATTAATACTACAAGTGCCTTAGAGAATGGAGAAACATCTGCAATTTCTAGGGCAATGAAATTCTGTTTAGGTGATGTTGATATTTCTAATGAGATAGCTAGTGCAGAAGAAGTAGCTACTGCTATAAACAAACAAAATACACCATATAAGGCTAAAAAAGAAGATTTTAGTAGTGATAGTTGGAGAGACCAACCAATAGGTTTTAAGAGTGGTAAAAATGAAGGCAAGAGTTATAAAGAAGTAAATGATGAAACTCTTATTTGGATTATTGAGCAATGCAAGGTAGAGGCTTGGAAAGAGAAAGCTATTAAAGAAATGAACATCAGATCTGCAAAGGTTGAAGAAGGAACTAAACCTAAAGTAAGCAAAGAAGAAGCAGACACTTTATTTGAATAATGAGCAATAAAGAAGAACTGCATATCTTATGGGGATTGGTATCAAGAATTAACAACATGATACATGGTTATAGACCTAGAGGAAAAGATTATAAACCAAGAAGGAGAAAGAATGGAAATAATAGCAATAGTTTCAGTGTGTCTTAATGTGTTTTTAGTGATTAAATTAAAAAGAACTCTAGACAAGTTAGATAGAGTTTTTGGGAGATAGTTATGAACAATGCACTTGAAAGAAGAAAGGCTTATGGGCATCTAGGTGAGATTGAGTTTGAGAAGTTCTGTAAAAGACATCATATATGGTTCAAGCAGTATGGTGTCTCTAAAGAAGAAGGCTTTGCTATGGGGGATCTGTATTTTAAGTTGCCTAAGTTAATTCAAGCATCACCTGATTACATCATGATAAATAAGGATTTTAACTTTGTTGAATGTAAGGTAGCTGATAAAGAAACAGGAGACCATGTAAAGATTAAGTCCTATGATTTAAAATACTACCAGCAATATCATAGTTTGGCTGAAAGCGTTAATGGTGGTTTATTGTTTCATATTCACAGCCCTCAATACAAAGAATCTTATTTAGTAGAAATGCACTATATAAGAAGTTTGTTTGATAATGGTGATTTAGAAACTGGACATTATCCTGAAAGCAATAAAGAGTTTTACAAGATACCTATGGATGATGTAAGAAGATTTGGGATTAAAGTGTGAAAGTTTTGGAGCTGTTTGCAGGGTCAAGAAGTTTTAGCAAGGTTGCTGAGAAGCATGGCTTTAAAACATATACCACAGATTTTAAGCCTTTTGATAAAATAGACCAAGTTTGTGATATATTTGATTTGGATCTAAATAAGATTTCTTTTGTTCCTGATATTATTTGGGCATCTCCACCTTGTACATACTTTAGCGTTGCTAGCATTGGACACCATTGGAACAAAGACCACACACCTAAAACTGAAAATGCAAAACTTGGTGTCAAGATTGTTCAACACACATGGAAAATCCTAGAGCATTATTTAAAATTAAATCCTAATATGATTTGGGTTTTGGAAAATCCTAGAGGAAAGCTCAGAAAACTTGATTTAATCCCTTCAAAATATATACACACAGTTTGGTACTGCAAGTATGGAGATACAAGAGCAAAGCCAACTGATATTTGGACTAATATAAATGAAGGTAATGTATTTGTTAATCAGGGTTGGATTCCAAAGCAATGCCATAGGCAGGACAAAATAAGGGATTGCCATCATGATATTGCTAAAAGAGGCAGCCATGAAGGTGGGACACAAGGATTAAAAGGAAACTATGAAAGGTCAGTTGTACCTGAAAAATTGTGTGAGGATATTATAGAAACAATTATTAAGTTAGATAACTAGGTTAAGGGTTAAAAAAGGAGATTAAGTATGGCTAAAAGGTTTGTAGATACTTCCCTATGGAAAAGAAAATGGTACAGATGCTTACCACCTAAAATGAAGTTGTTTTATTTCTATATGATAACTAACTGCGACCATGCAGGAATGTATGATGTGGATCTTGAGCTTGCAGAATTTCAGATAGGAATGCCAGTTAAACAAAAAGATATTGATGAGCATTTAAAAGACCATATTAAAGTAATAAAAGACGATAAGTGGTGGGTTAAGGCTTTTCCTGATTTTCAGTATGGAGAGCTTAATCCTAATGTAAAAGCACATGCTAGTGTGATAAAAATATTAACAAAATATAACTGTTTAGTAACTGTTCCAAACAGTTTGCATAGAGTACAAGATAAAGATAAAGATAAGGTTAAGGATAAGGAGAAAGATATGAACCCTGATATATTAAAAGTGAGTGGGTCACATAAGAAGACAATAGAATACAGAAGAACTATGTTTTTAAGAAAGGTGAGTGAGTTTGCAGAGCAGTATAATAAAGACATGAGAATTGATTTTGCTGATTACTGGACAGAATCAGGTGGTAATAAAATGAGGTTTGAGAAGGAAAAAGTGTTTGATATTGGAAGGAGATTAGCTAGGTGGTCAAAAAATGACTTCAATAAGAAAGCAGAAACTAATATATTTAAGATGGACTCAACGGGAAAATTTTACATAGGATATTGCCAAAAATGTAATAAGAGTGATTTCTATGATAAGTTTGAACTCAAACAAGACAGCAGATGTCATCAGGCTAAATTAATGCCAAAGAAACAATGATTACTAAAGAACTAGGATTTATATTTATAACTAATGGCAGAAGGTTTGTAACTAAAAAGGAAGCAGAAGAATATGCCAAACAAGAAAGCAAAATACAAAAAGCAGGAAAGAAGAAAAAAGAATGCTGCTATAAAAAAGTACAAAAGAAATAGAAGAAAGAAAAAGTGAAGGGGGCTACCTTAACCTACATCAAATCCTCACACACTCATGAGGTTTGATCTCCATGCCCCCTTTACCCAAATGCAATAAGTGTAATAAAAGAAAAGAGGAGGAGAACTTCTATAGAAATTATACTGGATATAGGATCAAGATATGTAAAGAGTGTTATATAAAAATAAGAAAGAAAAGAAATGATGAAATCAAAAAAAGAAAAAAAGCCTTTAAAATATGGTGATACAATAGATATAGACCATAGAGTATATTCTAGAAATATGATTGACAAGATGCATTGGGCTAAGAAGCAAAGGCTCAAAGGTCAGTACAGGATCTTAATTAGGAATCAGATGAGGCTACACAAGATAAAGCCTACTGAAGAAAAGTGTGAGCTTAGGATTAATTGTTATGTTAAAAGATTAATGGACTATGATAATCTAGTAGGTGGATTAAAGCAGTTTATAGATGCAATGTGTACTGAGAATTTTATACATGATGATAGCCCTAAGTGGCTAGATATTGTAGAAATAAAACAAATAAAAGCACCTGATTTTAAAATAATTGTGGAAAGAGTTGTGTGTTGTTGAGTATACTACGACTATGGCAAGTACACAAAATGCACAAAAAACAGACAAAAAGAAAAAAGACTTTATAGAAGCCTTAAGAAATAATCTAGGGCATATATCCAATGCTTGTGAGGCTGCTAAGATAAGCAGAAGAACATATTACCTTTGGATAGAAAAAGATAAAAACTTTAAAGAAGATGTGGATCATGTACAAGATTCATTACTAGATCTTGCAGAATGTAAGTTACTTGAGAACATAGAGAACAATGAAAATACTGCTATAATCTTTTACTTAAAAACTAAAGGCAAGAAAAGAGGCTATATAGAGAAACAAGAACTTGAAGTAGTTAAGCCTATTGATGATATAGTTTTTGATGGCATCTAACTTAACAATATACAAAGAAGATTACTTCCCTCACCAATGGGATTTCCTGAAAAGTAAAAAGAAAATCAATGCTTATGTTGGTGGATTTGGATCAGGCAAAACATATAGCTTCCTGCATAAGACCTTTATCAATCACATTACAAGAAAAAACAAAGATGGGATTAGCAATGGTTGGATTATCTACCCTACTTACTCATTAGCAGAAGAAGTATTTATACCACCCTTCCTTGATATACTAAGAGATAAAGGCATTGATTATAATTACAATGTATCTAAACACACAATCAAAACAGCTTATGGAAACATTAAGATATTCCAAATGGTTAAGCCTGATAAGATTATTGGTGTATCTCTTTCTTATTGTGGCTTTGATGAGTTTGATATATCCAGTTA